GGCGTGGTCGGTCATGGCTTGGCCTCCCAAAACCTTCCTTCCTTGCCGCAACTCCCGGTAAGTCGCGCCATGATGCGGCCGGGATTGCGCTCGTTTCTGGTGGATCTCCACCCGCCAAGAATCTCGTCGCCGTTTCGCAGATCGACCCCCTTGATCTGTACAGATCGGCAGCATGTGTCGAATGGCACACACATGGCCGTGTGGCTGTGCTTGCATGTCTTGCAGAGTTTCATGGCTTGGCCTCCGGGTTCTGCTCGCGTCCATGACGGCAGCTGCGCATGCAATCCGCGTGTCCGGGACCCCCTGGTTCGCCATAGTCGTATTCGCCTGTTTTGATGTCCGAATAAACCGGCTGGGAGCATCCGTCCCAGCCGAGCGGACACGCCCGGCCGCCCTCCATCTGCCACATCCGCGCGCCGTGGCTTACTTGGTCTTCTGCGCCCGCGAGTTGCACTGCGGCTGTTACCAGATCGCTCAGGGTTGCCATCACTTCACCCCCAGCAATTCAAACCCNATCGCCACCTCTTCNNTCTGCGCCGCATCCCGGATCAGCGTGAGCGGCAGNCGCTTGTAGGCGCGCAGGCAGGTGTCGAGGGACTTGCGGGCNTTCTCNACCATNGGCCCNGGGATGGGGTGGCCGGCGTCGAGGTGGTGGGCGATGGCCGACAGGGCCTCGAGGTCGGCGCCGATCTTGCGGCGGGCTTCGATGCGCTTCCAGCACGCCACCCAGCCGTGGATGACGGGGGCGGCGGCTTCGATGCGGCCGTCGTGCAGCACCACAGCGGTGCCGTCTTCGGTGGCGGTGACGCTGCCGGTGCGCAGCTCGTTGAGCAGGCGGTAGTAGGGCGCGAAGACCCAGCGCGCGCGGTAGGCGCGGTCCATGCCGGGGCTGTTGAGCGCGGCGAGCGCGGTGCGGCCCTGGCGGCGGGCGGTGGTGGTGACGACGTTGTGGGCGGTCATGCTTGCAGTCTCCGGTAGGCGGATTCGACCAGGTCGGCGAAGGCGCGGGGCACGGTGGCGCCGTCCTTGGCCTTGAAGCTGCGGGCGGCGCACACCTGGTGCAGCTCGTCCTCGGTGCAGCCGATGGCGCGGGCCACGCGCTTGGGGTGGCCGAGTTCTTCGCGCAGCCAGTCGAGGCGCTGGCGGGTGGCGCCGGCGGGCACCGGGGCGACGAGCTGGGCCTGGGCTTCGGCGGCTTCGCGTGCGGCGGCGATTTCGGCCATGCGGCGGGCGTGGTGGCGGCGCACCTTGTCGGCGTTGCGCACGGTGACGGTGTGGCGGCTCAGCTGCAGGCCGCTGCCCTTCTGCCCCAGCGCGCGGGCGATGGACAGCTTGGTGTCGCCGGCCTTGATCAGTTCGTGGATCAGCGCCCAGGTGGGCGCGGCGTCGATGCGCGTGCCGTCGGCCTTGCAGTCGGGGGTGACGGCCAGAATCTTGCGCTGCGTGGCCAGGCGGATCTTCGTGCGCGTGCCGGCGGCGATCATCTGGACGATGCAGTCGCTGATGTCGGTGGCCAGCGAGACCGTATGGCGGCCGACGCCTGCGGCCGACAGCGCCTTGAGGTGCGCGCGCGCCTGGTCGGCGGGCACGATCGGGTTGCCCTCGCCGGCCTTGCGGGCGCGGGCACGCATGCGCTCATAGGCGGTGTTGGCGCCGCGGCAGCCGGCCATGTAGCGCAGGCGGTCGCCGTGGGGGCGCTGGCGCGCGAGCTCGGTGATGGGCTTCATGCCGCGCGCCTCGAGCGCGCTGCGCATGGGGGGCGCGGTGTGGGTGGCGGACATGGCTTAGCCCTCCTTCCAGTCGATGGCAACGCGGGTGTTGCAGTGCGCGATGCGGCGGGCAATCGTGAATGCCTTGCCTTCGCGCATTTGGGCGCCCAGCTCGGCCCACTCGCGCGCCTTCTTTTCGGTGTCATGGACCGGGCCGGTGATGCGGCCGTCGGCGTTGAGCACCAGGAACACGCCGGGCGCGTCTTCGGGCTCCATGCTCATCACCTGCGCGCGGGCGTGTTCGCCGAGGGCGAAGTCGATGAGCGCGCCGACCAGCTCGGGGAGTTCCATATCGCTGGTGTCGGTGTCGAGCATGGGGGCGATGGCCTGGGCGATTTGCTCGGCCAGGGTGCGTTCCTGCTTGACCTTGACGGCGATGACGGCGACCAGGTCATTGAATACCGATCGGTCAATCGAAAGGTCTTCGGCCAGCTGCTCGGCGTTTGCCTTCAGCGCTTCGCACTCTTCCAGCAGGATCGCGCGCAAGGCGTCGCTGATGATAGGGGCGCCGGGATTTCGTTCGTTGGTAGTCACAGCAGAGCCTCCTTCAGTTTGCGTTCGGTGCGCGCGCGGATGTCTTCGGCGCTGGGGGCGCGGCGCAGGAAGGGCGCCGGGTCGGACGGGCAGGGGTTGCACAGGCCGGCTTCCAGGGCGTCGAGCTGGTCGGCCAGGGCGGCGACGTGGGCGCGCTGTTCGCGCAGGCAGCGGGGGGCGCGGGCTTCCATCCACGCGAGGTCGCTGGCGGCGATGGCCAGGCGGGCGCGGGTGACGGCGCGGCGCAGGGTGGCGATGAGGGTTTTCATGGTCGTCGGGGCCTCAGAGGTGGTGGACTTGGCGGGCGCGGCTGCGGTCGGCGATGGCCTGCAGCGCGGTGATGGCGGCGTCGGTGGCGTCCTCGAGCTCGTCGAGGGCGGCGGCGGCCTGGCTGCGCTGGGGCTCGGCGCCGTCGTAGCCTTCGAACAGCACGCCGTTGTCGGCCTGCAGGCGCACCTGGGCGGCTGCGTTGGCNAGGCGNACGAGGGCGTCGAGCTCNGCGGGCGTGGTGATGTGCAGGCCGATGGATGCGGCGACCTGGCGCGCGGCGACGGGGGAGATGTANTGGGTCATGGCGGGCCTCACTCTTCGTCGCAGGCCAGGGCAGGCGCCTGGTCGCGCTCCACCAGGTGCCGAGCCAGATCCATGAAGACCGGGCAGTTCTCGCCTTGCTCGGCGTACCAGGCGATGCAGCGCTCGGCGATCTTGGTGTGGCGCTCGTCGGCGTTGGCCAGCAGGTTGTCCAGGCGCACCGGGTGCGCGGCGCCGTTGTAGAGGTGCTTGACCAGCGCGGCCAAGCGCTGACCAGTGGAGTAGCCGCCGCAGATCTCGGTGCGGAAGACCTTGAACGGGTTCTGTCGGGGGATCGCATGCGTGTCGTATTCGACGGTTTCGGGGTAATGCACGCCGACGCCGAAGTCGCATTCGTCGGCCATGTCGTGAAGCGTGTAGGCCAAGTCGCGCAGCGCTCCGGCGCTGAACTCGGCGCCTTCGCCGGGCAGGTTCTCGATGCAGGCCAGGGGCCGGCCGTGGCGGTCGGCCGTGTGTTTGACTTTCAGAATGCGGTCCATGGTGTGACTCCTCACGATTGCTGAGCGCTGGCAGAAAACTCCGGCTGGCTGCGCTCGATGCCGGCGCCGGTGTTGGTGGTGGAAAGGCGGGCGCGCTTGCGGCGCTGCTGGCTGACGCCGAGCTCGAGCACGCTGCGCAGCACGGGGGCGGCGAGCACCTGGTCGAGCTCGAAGCCCAGCGACTGGAAGCGGCTGCGGCGGTAGGCCCAGCGCAGCTCGCCGGCGGTAGCGGGGCTGCGGTCGATGGGCGGGCGCGGGGTGGTCGTCATGGCTGCCGTCCTCACGCCTGGAACACCCAGCACTTGACCGACACCGGGCGGCGCATGTCGCTGCCGGTGATGCAGGCGCGGTCGTTGAACTTGGCGTTGATGATCGAATTGACCGTGCGCACGCCCAGGAACTTGTGGCGGCGGCTGGTGGCCAGCACGCGCTTCAATTCGGGCAGCGGGGCGTGGCGCAGCTTGCGGTCGGCGCACACCTGCTCGAAGTGGGGCAGGCTGATGGCGATGAGCAGCGGGTCGCGGCTGTGGTTGAGCACGCTGAGCTGGCCGATGGGGTCTTCCGGGCCCGGGTCGGCTTCGCCTTCCAGGTACTCGAAGATCTCCCAGACCTCCTGCACGTAGGGGTGGTCGGCGTTGAGCGATTCCTGGCGCTCGATGCCCATGCGGATGCACTCGTCGTGCGCGGCGTCCACCATCTGCGGGTTGATCGCCGGGAACACGTCGGCCAGCGCCGACACCAGGGCCATGACCTGGCCGTGGTTCTTGATCACGCGCTGGCTGCGGATCTCGCTGCGGCCGGCGAGCACCTTTTCCATGTTCGGCGCCAGGTCGCGCACCAGTTGCAGCACGCGCGCCTCGGCCATCGCGGCGCGCAGGATGAAGCCGGACACGTCTTCAATCGGCATGCGCTCGAGCGTCTCGGCCGCGCGGCGGGTTTCCGGGCTTTGGCCGTTGCGGTCGAAGTACAGGTGGCAGATCCGGGANAGCACNGCCTCGCTGGCCGACACCGGNGCGTTCTGGCTGATGACGATGGCGCCGCGGAAGGGCGGCTCGTAGGTCTCGTTGCCGCTGTTCTTNACGCCNCGGGCGCGGCTGGCGCGGCCGTTGTAGGCGGTCTTGAGTTCGTCCCAGTCGAAGCCGCCCTTCTTGCCGTCGCCGCTGCTGTCGCGGTCGGANTCGATCAGCACCACCGGCAGGTTGCTGACCTGGGCGAAGTTGCGCGAGCGGGCAGCCAGCGTGGATTTGCTGGGGTCGAAGCCTTCGTAGTCCAGNCGGCCGAAGAGCTTCCACAGAAATTCGATGAGCGTGGTNTTGCCNGCGCCGGGCTCGCCCACCACCTCGAGGAAGGGGAAGGACTTGTCNTGCTCGCGGATCTGTTCGGCGAACAGCGTGCCGAACCAAAAGGCGAGCGCCACGATGCCCTTGGCACCGAANGCGGTGTAGAGNTCGCGCACCCANNCNGTNCNGAACTCNGCCGTGTTGGTGTTGATGTGCAGGCCGACNGACTGATTCAGGCTCTTGATGCTGAGNTTGCCCAGCTCGAAGTAGTCCTCGTCGTTCAGCGCCACCCAGCGCCCGGCCTGCACGGCGATGTCGCCGAAGATGTAGGCGCGGTGNGGGTGGGCCTTGTCGCCCTTGCTGTAGCCGATGAANTCGACCGTCTCGACCACCGGCAGGCGGGCGAGCTGCTTCTTCATCAGCGCATCCAGCATGCCAGTGCTGCCGGTGTAGATGGCGCCCGAGGCCATGGCCAGCAAGCGCTTCTTGAATTCAGCGGCGCCGGCGATCTGCGCGGCGGTGAAGGTGTTCTTCACCGGCGCCGGGCCGTGGTTGAAGCTGACGCGGAAGTAGTACCAGGATTCGTCGGTGATCTCCTGGCGCTGGTAGTACAGGGCCTGCGGGTAGCAGGTGGCGATTTCGGTGACGGCGTGCGCCTCGAGCAGCGCGCGCTCGCGCACCTCTTCCTTCTCGAGGTCGGGCTTGGCGTCGGCGATGGCCTCGGATGCCTTGTGGTACTTGTCCAGGTCGAGCTTGAACCACCACAGGCGGTGATCGAACTCGAACGGGAAGCTGCTGCCGTTGCCGTGTTGGTACATGAGCACGGCCTTGGCGCCGGCGCTCTCGGCCACCAGCAGGGCGCCGTGGTAGCGGTATTCGGCGAGGTTCTTCGACTGCAGCCGGTCGCGCTGGTGCATGTCGTTCCAGTCGAGCTTGGTGCGGCCCTGCTGGGGGATCTGCGCGGCGGTGACATCCCAGCCNGCCTCGCGGCAGGCCTTCACGTANTTNCGGGTGAAGCCGCGGCCGGCCTTGTCGCCATCCAGCGCCCACACCAGCGTNGGGCGGTCGCGGCCGGCGGCGTCGCAGGCCTGGCCCAGGGCTTCGATGGACTGCGCGCAGTCGTTGTTGCAGGTNAGCGCCGACACCGCGACCAGGTCGTGGTGCAGCAGGGCGATGGCGTCGAAGATGCCTTCGACNATCCACACCTCCTTGGCGCCCACCAGGTCGAGCCCGGGCGGCACCCACCAGGTGTGGCCGTAGTGGATGCCCTTCTTGAAGTGCGCCTTCTTGCTTCCGAACCGGTGCGGCTCGTCGATGATGCGTTCCCAATACGCATTGGCCACCGGGAAGCGCACCGTGGCGCTGCCGATCTTCAGCTCGTGGTCGATGTAGTTTTCNTGCGTGTACCAGCCCTTGATGCGCGCCAGGTCGAAGCCGCGGGCGTCGCGCAGGTAGGCATCGGCGGCGGCGTGCGGGTTGGCATCGGTAACCGGGTGGCGTTCGCTCCACTTCTCGAACAGNTCNGGGTACAGCTCGCGCACATGCCATTCGGCGCCGCAGTTGTTGAGGCGGTCGCAGCGCAGCACCCAGGGCGCCTCGGCATGCGTCCACACGCTCTTCTTGTCGCAGTGGGGGCAGCGGCCCTGTCGCAGCCACTCGCCACGCTCGCGGAACTGGAAGTCGCGGTCGAGGCGGGCTGTGATGTCGGCGTGCAGGCGTGAGTCCATGGGGGCAGGTTCTTTGGGCGTGAAGAGGTCCGCGCGCGCCAGAAACTGGCGAGCGGGGGCGGTGCTGTCTGGTTGCGCGGGGAGTGCTGGGGCGGGCTGGGCTTATCCGGCGCCGGGCAGCTCGGGCAGGCTGAGCTGCCGAATGTCGGGGGCGGCCGGATCACGCCTGCGTAGTTTCGGCATGTCGGCGTCTTCCGGCAGGCGCTGCGGGTCTCCCTCGGGGAGCCTAGAACCGATGACCATGTTCACGTGCGTGAGCAGGGATCGGTAGCTGGCGTCGCAATGGCTGTTGAGGCACCTGAAAAACAGCTCGCGCGTGCCGCTGGAAACAGGCCGGCTGGCATAGACGCGCATGGTGTCGCCGCACACCGGGCAGTTGATGTGCGGCTTGCCGCAGCGGGCGCGGTTGTGCTTCTTGCGGGACATCAGTGCGCCCCCTTGCCGCATTCGCCCAGGCCTTCGCGGGCGCAGTGGCAGTGCATGCCGACCTCGCCCAGCGTGGCGACGGCGTCGAGGTACTTGCGGGTGACGAGGACGAAGCCCGCAGCACCGACCAGCGCGTCGAGCTTGTCGATCACCACGCCCATCTGTCCGGACAGGAAGCGGCTCGCCTGGCTGTCATCCCAGCCGATCGACTGCGCCACTTCATGGCGCCCGGCGCCGAGCAGGCGCTCGCGCAATGCGTGCTCGATTCGGAATGGCACTGGATGTTTCGTGCTCATGACGCGGCTCCTTCGTCGTCGCTGGCGCGCTTGTCTTCGATCATCGCGCCACCCACCATGCCCACCAGCAAGCTCATCTTGGCGAGGCTGTCGGCGTTGGCTTTGCGCTCGCTGTCGGTGAGTTCGCTCAGGCGCACGTGCTGTGCAACGCGCACCATGCGCTTGAGCTTGCTGAAGGCCTGGCGGGAATAGTCGGAGTAGGCCTGTTCGGTCTGCCGTGCGGGCGGAACCACCTCGTAGCCGCCCTGCGTGCTGCGCAGCCAGATCTGATGCGCCACCAGCAGCTCGTCGCGCAGACGTTCGAACTGCTGCAGCCACTTGAGTTGGCGCTGCCGGAACTCTTCCATCGTGGTGGCGTGCGGCAGCTCGAGCAGGGCTTCGAGCCAGTCGCGCGGGATCACGTCGCCCGGCTTGGGGTCGAGCGCCACGATCTCGGCGAGTGCGCGCTTCCACTCGGGGTGCAGGAAGGGCCCGGCGTTCATGGCTCAGGCCTCCACGGTGGCGCTGAAGCGCCCGAAGCGCGGGCGGAAGTCACCTATGCCCACCAGCGAGCCCGCATTGGCCACCATCTGCTGAACTTCCTGCAGCGTGATCTGCTCGGGGTTGAAGGCGAGCTGGCACGTGGTGCGCCACTCGTTGAACTTGGGGCGGCAGCGCATGAGCTTTGCCTGGCCGACGCGCACGCCTCGCATATCGACGAAGCGGGGGTCGTCGAGCAGGCCTTGCGCATCGCGCGGGCCGTCGTATTCCAGGTGCAGCTTGTCTTCCACCACCAACAGCGCGCGCTTGGCGTGCTTGCCGAGCTTGTGCATCTTGGCGGCTTCCACCAACGCGGCCTCGAAGTTCATCGAGGGGATGAACGGCCCGTCATGGTCGATGTACAGGCCACCGAAGAACTCGGAGCGCGCAATGGCTTCGTGGTCCTCGTCGGTCTTCTTGCGCTTGCCGGTAAGCGCCTTGTGCGCCTTGGTGGCCGGGTCAAGCGGGTTGGCAAAGCGGTCGCTGTGCATGAGCAGCGGGCAGACACCCTTGATTTTCAGATTCAGCACTTGCATTTCGTCCTCCGATCGAATTACAGGCGGGCCGCGTCGCAATCCCGTCCTGGTGCTACATCGCACTGCCAAGGGCGGGAACCCTTGACGCTACGCAGTAGCCCTTTCCCCACCAAGCCCAGCCGGGCCGCTCCATGCCTGACCTCGCCCAGCCTTGCCTCACCTAGCCATGCCTCACCTAGCCGCGACGCGCCGAGCCGCTTGATGCGGTAACCGCATCGCCAAGCGCCCGAAAGACGCTTGACGCTGTTGTCAGCCCTTGCCAAGCCACGCCATGCCACGCCATGCCATGGCCGGCCATACCACGCCGCTCCGAGCCCGGGCGTGATGCGCTAACCGCATCGCCAAGCGCCCGGTAGACGCTTGACGCTGTTGTCAGCCCTTGCCACGACATGCCATGCCAAGCCTTGCCACACCTGGCCGTGCCAGGCCAAACCCTGGTCAATCACCCGCAAATCAACCTGCGTGCGCCTGAACGAGCTGCGGCGCACGCTGCGAATCAGAAAGCAGCGCATCGCTGGGCAGCGGATACAGGTCGGGCCGCAGCTGGTGCGGGGTGACCTTCCAGCCGGTGAGCATGGCGACCTCGATGACGCGCTCGGCGGGCACCCGGGAGGCTTCGAACTTGCGCACNGCCTGATGGCTGANGCCGAGGCCGCGGGCGAGCTTGCTGAGACCNACAAGGGAGATTGCTTCTTTCATCGCGTTCATGGGCCAACGATACAACCGNAAGTTACCNNTGTCAATAACCCATAGTTACTTTCTGCGGCCATAGGATGCAACCCATGGTTACTTCAGGCAAAGATCCAAAGGTCGACTTCCCGTCCCGGCTTAACCAGGCGCTGGATGCAGCGGGCTTTGCGCCCGAGGGCGCGGGCCGTCAGCAGGCGCTGGCGAAGAAGCTGGATGTGTCGCAGCAGGCGGCCGGGAAGTGGTTGCGCGGCGAAACGTTGCCCGAGCTGGGGCGCGTGATCGAAATCGCGCTCTTCACCGGGCGCAACGTCGAATGGCTGCTGACGGGGCGCGGGCCGGCGCGCGCGCTGCGGCCGGATGAGGTGGTGCGCATGGACGAGCACGGCGAGATCAGCGTGCTGAAGTTCGCTGACGATGCGAGCGGGCGCATGACGCACGAGGCGTGCGTGGCGGCGGAGCCGGCGGCGTTGTACCAGGTGGTGCGGCAGGACCCGGGGCTGGTGGTGGATGTGGTGGCCGGTGCGCTGGGGGCGTTCGGGCTGGTGGTGGATGGGCAGCGCACGCGCATCGACGGCCGGCGCGGGCTGCAACTGCATGCGCACTGGAAGAACGGCAGGCCGGCGCCCGCCTTCGACTTCGGCACCCACGAGGCGGTGGATGAAGACGACGAAGGCGCCGGCGAGGCCTCGGCCTGATCAGCGGCGTTTGCGGTAGCGGTCGGGCCGCAGCAGTTGGTCCATGAGCTGCGCGAGCCCGTAGTGGGCGGCGGGCCGGTTGTGCTCGGCTTCGCCAACCAGGCCGTGGTGGGCGTGGCCTTCGGCGTCGATGACGACGTAGCCCACGCCGGTGATGTCGCCGCGCTCGGCGGCGTCGGCCAGGGCGCGCAGGCGGTCGGCGGTTTCGCTGCGCCGGCGGGCGTTGATCGGGATGACATTGGGCGCATGGTGAGGCATGCGTGATGCTCCTGTTATTGTTGGAGCGTGGTTTGTAGGACGCCGACACATAAACACAGGGGCAGGATTTCACGCATGGAGGATATTCGAATGAAGTACGGCTATGCACTGGCGCTGATCGCGCTGGCGGGCTGCGCGGACCCGGCGCGCGAGGTGGTGCGCGCGGCGGACTATGGCGAGCGCTGGCCGCTGCGCGCGGCCGAGGCGGTGGTCGGGTGCTCGCCGCCAGATCTGCGTTACCTCGAGGTCGATGGCATCCGCTACGGCATCAACGGCCCGGCGCTGCGCGCGGGCTTTCCGGAGGCGGGACAGGCGAGAAAGGACGGCACGCCCGGGCCGCTGGCCGACTTCATCGAGCGCGCAGGCGCGCTGTGCGCAAAGTAGCCGCGGCGCTGCTGGTGGCGGGCGTGGTCGCGGTGTCTGCGAACGCGCGGGGCAATGGCCGCCAGCCCTGCGACCGCGGCGCCGGGGGCGTGTCGCACTGCCAGGGCGACAAGTTCGTGTGTAAGGACGGCCGCATCAGCGGC